CGTATCCCTGTACTCCCTGGCTGCTGAGTATCGCGGCCAACTCCAAGCCCTGGAGAACCTGGACCTGGATGAAAAGGCCCTGGCCGACACCCTGGAGAGCCTGGGCGGCGATCTGGAAGTGAAGGCCCAGAACGTGGTTTGCTTCCTGCGAAACCTGGAAACGACTGCCGCAGCGATCAAGGAAGCCGAAGCCAGCATGGCAGCGCGCCGCAAGGCAATCGAGAACCGCGTGGATGGCCTTAAGCGCTACGTGCTGGAGTCCATGCAGAACAACGGCATCCAGAAGATCGAATGCCCGCTGTTCTCCATCAGCATCGCCAAGAACCCGCCTGCTGTGGATGTGTTTGACGAGCGCCAGATTCCGGCCGATTACTTCACCAGCCCTCCGCCTCCCCCACCTCAGCTGGACAAGGCCCTGGTTAAGAAGGCCTTGCAGGACGGCTTTGAAGTGCCGGGCGCTCAGCTGCGTCAAGGCGTGCGCCTCGCCATCAGGTAGTTCCCCCGGCAGCCCCCCCAGTAATCATCCCATGGAGACCCCCGCAGCATCTGGCGGGGCTGCCCCCTCTTTGCCTGGATATCCCAAATGGACACAGACGACCTGCCTGAGCCCGAAGATGACTTGGTTGAGAGTTGCGTCATGGCCTGGGGTCTGCCGGGCTTTGTCATTGGGTTAGCCGCGGTGACTGCCGCCCTCATCTACATCTGCCGTCGCGCAATCGAGATCTTCTTTCCCGGAGTAACGCTATGACCCACATCCCCGCCGGCTGGAAGCCGATTGAATCTGCGCCGAAGAATCAGCTGGTCATGGTGTACACGCCTCCCCAGCCTAGCGACTGGCCCGATACCGTGCGCATCAGTTTCGATTACATCGACCCCGAAGTCGCGGACGACTATTGGTACAACCACGGCGAGCACTACGAGCACTATTGCTGCGTGGCCAAACCAGAGAATTGCACAGGGCCGCAAGAGCGCGCTCCGTACACGCACTGGATGCCGCTGCCCGCCGCCCCGTCCCCCGCCTCTGTAGCGCCTGGGGATGCGCAGGACGAGCGCAGCCCAACGTACGGCATGACGCTGGGCGAACGAATCGCCCACGTAGGCGGACGCACGAACGCGCAGGGTTACACCGAGTTCGGCAGCCCTATGGCCGTCAACGCTCTGATCCAGCATGTGCTGCGCGATATGGAATGGACCCGCCAGGATGACGACGGCGCGTACCAAGCGCGCTATCGGCTGCCCGGTGGCCAGTGGTCAACCTGGGGCCACGTCGTGTGCGGCGTGATGGGCCATGAGCAGGAACTGCGCTACCTCCCCGGTGAACACCGCCCGGCTCCCGCTGCTGGCGATGCGCGGGCGCTGCTCGATCACCCGCTGTTGCGCGAAGTGCTGGGCTACATCGAAGACTCTGGCCCGGCCGATGTTTGGGGCGCGGCTCAGTCTTGGATGGCCCTGCGTGATGCCGCCTCTCAGCAGCAGGAGGGGTGATGGACCGCCAATGGTATGTGCCGCCCTATCGGAACGCGGGATTGCGTTACCGGGCGCAGCGCGTGAAATGGGAAGACTTCGCCGGGGTCTGCATGAGCATGGACACCGAGAAATTCTGGACGCGCGAAGCTGCCGAGCAACGCGCCGCCGAGTTGAACGCCACCAAGGAAAGGACATGACCACCAACACCCCCGTTCCGGCGCAGCGAGACGCCGTGCTGACGGATGAAGAAATCACAAATGTGCTTCGGCGGCTCGCGGTCCGACCCGGCGATCACGACTTCAACCTCGGGCAGTGCATCGCCCGCGCCATCGAATCCGCCCTTCTGTCCAAGCTGCGCGCCCCTGTAGCCGATGAGCGGGCGGCGTTTGCCCGCGCCGAAATCTCATTTCCCATGACCATTCCCGGCAATCGCGTGTATCTCGCCGGTCCGATGACTGGACACGAGAATCACAATTTCCCCGCGTTCCACGCGGCCGCCGAACGCCTGCGCGCATCCGGGCTGGAAGTGGTGAACCCGGCCGATCATGGATTGGTCGATAGCCTCGGCTGGGCAGATTACATGCGCTGGGATCTGGTGAAGCTGGCCGGTTGCCATTCGGTCTATGTGCTTCCGGGCTGGGAGAAATCGAAAGGGGCCGGCCTGGAGGTTTCCATAGCGCAGGCGCTGGGAATGCCCGTGCTCACTGTAGACGGTGCCGCCCTGGCAAGCGCCCCTGTAGCCGGGGAGGCGCAGAGACTGGACGCGCCCGCGCAGGTAGGTGGTACTCGGTTCGGCAAGGGCATCCACTGGTCTACCGTAATCCACGCAGCCCAGCGCCACCACGAGTACATGCAAGACCCTGCGCGAGAGGCTGAGCGCATCGCCCAGGCCAAAAAATTCCAGGCGCTTGTGGCTGGCGATGCCGCGCCCCAGGCCAGCGAGGCGGGAAAGGGGCAGCAATGACCATCGACATCGATCAGTTGCGCGCCTTACTGGTAAAGACAACGCCGGGGCCGTGGAGCCTCGGGAAGCCCTATGTGGACGATGAGGGGTATAGGGAATTCCCCCTCTTCGCATCGGTGAACGGCACGACAGTATGCCCGGCAGCGGTTTGCCTGCCCTTCCCCCACGTCAGCGGTATGCAGGAAGCCAACGCCGCATTCGTCATGGCCGCACGTACAGCACTGCCCGCATTGCTGGATGAGGTGGAGCGACTTCGCGCCGCCCTGTCCGCGCAACCGGGAGCGCAGAGAACGGGAGGCAGCGATGTCTGATACCTGGCGACCCACATCCGAACCGGCACGGAGCATCTATGACGTGATCCGAGCCGAGGCCATCAAGCGTCCTGGCCGGTCGGTTGACGAATGGTTGGACGCCGAATTGAAGGTTGTCTGGTCCGCCGCACGTGACTACGCCCAGCAGCATGGGTTGCCAGTGCCAACACTGCGCGAGATCGAGTCGGCTGAGAGATCAGCTTGTGGCCATACCGACTACGGCGCGCAGTGGGCCTATGGCGTTGCACGCAGGCTCACCCACCCCAAGCAGCACAACGACGGAGGCGCGGATGCGATTTGAATTCCACGGCCGCAGCTTTGTGTGCGGATTTCTCGCCAGCGGCATCTATTTCCAGTGGGATCAGCTTGACGCTATCGGCGCTGGACTATCAATGGCAGCGGCCGGGGCCCTGCTCGTGTACCGCCTCGCCAACAAGGAGCACCCATGATCGACGAATGCAAGGGGCTCGCGGGCTGGCTGTTCGGCCACGACTACCGGCCGGTGTTCGACACCGTGGCCCCGAGGGACCGGGGCGCGTGGATAAGCGAGCTATACAGCGCCGGCGACTTCGCACGGGTGGTCGCCGCCATGTCCGACCGCATCTACAAAGGCCACACCTGCATCCGCTGCGGCCACAAGATCATCAAGGAGTTGTGATGAGTGGTCAATGCAAATGCTCATTCGCTATCCGGATGACTGGTGATGGCTGCCGGTACTGCCAGCCTCAGACGTACATCGACGCACTGGAAATGCAGGCGAAGGACTATCAGGAGTACACGGATGACCTGGTTGAGCAGCGGGATAGCGCAATCAAAGCCCTACGCCGCGCCCGTCTAGCTCTAGCAGCGGCCGCCAGTCGTATGCCTGAGTTCGATAGCGATTACCAGCAGGTTGACTCGTTCATTTTCCTGCACGACACGAATAAGCGCAGTTAATGCGTCACTAACCGCGCTAATGCACCATTATTGAGGCAAAAATGACGAAAGACGACTTGGACGAAATCGCCAAGCGCGAGACGCACTGCAAGCCGTGGGGCGAGGCAGTCACTATTTCTCGCGCCGAGAAAGACCAGCTTGTAGCGCTGGCGAGGGATGGGATGCTGCTGCGGGAGAAGTTCACCAGCGGCAATGCGATCCAGGTTGAGCGAGTGACGGTGCGGTTTGATGAGTTGGCACGCGGCCCCTGCAACTGCGCCAAATGCCGACCGCACAGCATGGAGATGCGCATGATCCTGTGCAGCAAGTGCGGAAACAAGCGCTGCCCACATGCGACCGATCATCGAAACGCATGCACCGGTAGCAACGAACCCGGTCAGGCAGGAAGCGCTTATGCCTGACGCAATCCAGCGCCTGCTGGACACCACGAAACACGCATGGAATACACAGCCCGCCTAGCGCGGGCTTCGTTTTGGAGGCGATATGGACCAACCCGTATCAGAACTGATATCGGTGCCGGAGGCCGCCCGCCTCCTAGGGGTTTCCCCCCGCCACATGTATGATCTCGCCGCCCCTGATGGCCCGATACCATGCTATCGGGTTGGGCGCCGGATCTCCTTTGAACTAACCGAACTGCTGGAGTACAGGCAATCATGTCGATCCATCGCGACACAAAACGCGGTCAGTTCATCTTTGAATTCGACCGCACCATCGAGGGCAAGAGGGTCCGCGCTCGTAGCCGTCTTCCGAAAGCATGGACTCGAACCGAAGCGGACGCCTTCGACCGCAAGGAATCAGCCCGCCTCTACGCCGTCGCGACCGGCATTGCGCGTGATCGGCCAACGGTAGAGCGGGCTATTGAGCTTTACCTTGAGGACAAGAAGCACTTGAAGACCTACAAGGAGGTCATGCGGGTGTTTTCCTCTCTGTACGGCTATTACTCAGGGCGATTCTTGGACGAACTCCCCGAGATATGCTCAGAAATCGCCAAGCAGGGAAAGGCCCCCGCCAGCATCAAGTACGAAATTTCCCTGATGCGCGCTGCGGGGCGGTGGGCCTGGAAGAAACACAACCTTGGGGAGCATGATCCAGGCGCCCGCGTTCAAGTCCCAACGGTTCGCAATGAGCGCCATGTCTACGTGACATTCGAGCAGGTATTAGGCCAAATACGCCACTGCCGCAACAAGGGCGCGCGCCAGGCAATGGTGGCCGGGTTCTTCACCGGTATGCGGCTATCTGAGTTGCTGCGCGCCAAGATGGAGGGTGATAGCCTGGTTGTCTATGACACCAAGAACGGGGATGCCGTCAAGCGCGTACCTATCCACCCAACGCTCAAGCGCTACATGGACCGTCACGGCTGGCCTATCGAGGCAGCCAAGTCGACCATCCAGAAGTGGTCAAGGGTGAGCCGTGCGAAGGTAGGGCTGGAACACGTCACGTTCCACTCCCTACGGCATAGCACCGCGTCAGCGTTAATTAATGCAGATGTGGACCTATTTACCGTAGGGGCTATCCTGGGCCACAAAGACCCGCGCAGCACCAAGCGGTATGCTCATCTGGACCAGTCCAGGCTGACCGACGCAATCGCCAAGATGGGACAGAAAAAGCGGGCTTGAGGTGGTGGGGGGATTTTTGGCCGACAGGGCGCAATCAGAGCATTCCTGGCGGTGACCGCAACGGCTTCCCCCTATGAAGAACCATCCTGCGCCTACCGCATATGCGACTCGAAATCAGGCGTACGGTATCCCCGTACCGTGGGTTCGAATCCCACCCTCTCCGCCAAATATTCAAGCACTTACGTGCTTTGCAGAGGCCCCGAAAGGGGCCTTTTGCTTTTGGTGCGGTGGGGGAAATATTGACTAATCGTCTGCCCCAGGCCAGTCGCAAAGCCTGACGCCCAGCTCGTTGTGCGTCAGGATCTGCCGAGCCGTCCCGTCCGTCAGCACATCATGCTGGCTGATGAAGATCGGGTGCGACACCATGCAGAACTCAGCGCCCACCGGTTCCCTTGTCGCGCATCCACTTGCTACGAAGCTCAGCAGCAGCGCCGCCGTCGTCCATCCGATTGACCTTAGCTTGAACATCGCGCGCTTCCTTGGCGGATTCGACCGCCTGCTTGTTGATCTGGGCCTGGACTTCCTGGCGACCGTCTGACTTGCCCTTGAGGCGAACGCCGAAGTACGCCAGGATGACAGCCAGCCCCCCGGCGATGTAGGGCCAGAATTCGAGTAGGAGGGTCATGGTGTCTTGTCTCCCGCCGCAATGGCGTAGGCGGCGTTAGCGCCTAGGAACAACGCCCGTTCGGCAGCACGGCGGCGGCGCAGGCCCTTGACAGACTTGCCCCCTGCTTTATCCCAGCGCGGGAACTGATCGGCAGCCAACTGGACATCCCCGGCGTTGAACAACTTGACCAGAGTGGAGTTGGCAAATGCCGACACGCCAATGTTGTAGGCAAGAGAAACCATCGCATCGAACTGGCCTTGTTGAATGGGCTCGTTCACAACGGCCCGCACTCCTGGCTCGAATTCTCGACGCAATCGCCGCGTCAGACGTTCTTCCGCCTCTTGCTGGGTAATTACCATGCCTGGATTCACATTCTCGGTGTCTCCGTAACCAATGGTCCACACACCAACAATGTCTTGATAAGCCTTCAGGCTGCATCCTTCATAGTGGCGGATCACCCTCAGGCCGTTTTGGCTGGTCGAGCTTGGGTTGATGGACGAGTCGGGCGACGATCCCAAGTCCGATGAGGACAACTCCAAACCACTTGACGTAGTTCGGCGGAAGGGATTCGCGAATATCGACCGGAAGAAGGCCCCAAAGTTGAATTGCTGCATCAGGCACCGCCGTCAAGTAGGAGAAGAAAGCCAGGGCTATCGCCTGGAGTTGAATGGAAGTCATGCGCCAGAATTTGCGCCATTGAGGAATGAGC